CGTAACCACGCAACATCAAACTTAGCATTGTGTGCTACGACATACTTTGCATTACTCAATACACGTTTGAAAGTATTAAACTCAGTAAAATTATTATCTTCTACATTCAAAATAACTACTTCAGTATTACCATTAAGAAGATAACCATGCGGAGATCTTAGTGTGTAACCTAATGCTACGAACGTATTATCCTTGTTGTATGGTGAGGGATCTTTACGATCACCTCCTAAATCTATTTCAAGATCTAATACGACTGCATAATCAGTCATCGTTTTAACCCTGCTGCCTGTTTATCCAACATACGATCCATTACTGTACGATCACGCCTTACAGCTTTTAAAATAGATTTATTTACGTTTCTTCTTTCTCCTTTTGAAGTGTAAGTAGCACCAGATTTTTTTCTCTTTGGCATATTATATATCCTTATATAGTATTATATTATATATTATTATATAGTATATAGGGGTTCTCTAAAGCTGATAACTCACCCATATATCATGAATTTTAAGGTATGTCAAGTAAAAAATGCACTATCAATCAACATATCTTGATATTTTTGGTTCAATACGTACTGTAGCACGACCATGTGACCCTCCTAATTTGTTCTTTGATACGTGTAGATACCTCAAGAAGTTATCATCTTTACCTTCTGTATTCTCTTTACCTATACCAATGATTACATCAGCTTCGGCTGCCTTACCAATCTTAGAGTTAGCCATCTGAGTAAACCTTAATGACGTTCTACCATCAGCAGTAGCATCAGCTTGAGATACAGCAATCAATGCTAACTCATGTTTCTTAGCTATGGTTCTAGCCTTAATATAGATTTCACTTAACCTTAGATCATCTCTAGGAAACGTACCACCTACTTGCATCTTATCTAACTGATCTATAATCACAATATCAAATGGACCCGACCTTGCAATAATTGAGTTAAGCTTTTCCATTGATTCACACTTGTCACTGTTAATCATCTCAATGTTGTCCTTTACTTTTGCCCATGAAGTTTTACCCATAACTCCATCAGTCATAGCCTCATCTACTTCTAATGCAGAGTAAGCAGAACCTGCCCTTGTCATAGTTCTTTCAGCAGGTTCTTCATTACATACCATGAGTACCCTTGCA